GTTACTTCCCCAAGCCCACAGAGTATTATCTGACTTGATGCCTAAGGAATGGTTAGCTCCTCCGGATATACTTATCCAGGTTCCTGGTACCTGAACCGGACTTAACCTTTGTGTGGTTGTTCCGTCCCCAAGCTGTCCAGTTCCGTTAGCTCCCCAAGCCCACAGAGTATTATCTGACTTGATACCTAAGGAATGAGAACCTCCTGCGGATATACTTATCCAGGTTCCTGGTACTTGAACCGGACTTAACCTTTGTATGTTTGTTCCGTCCCCAAGCTGTCCATTTCCGTTACTTCCCCAAGCCCACAGAGTATTATCTGACTTGATGCCTAAGGAATGATAACATCCTCCGGATAAACCTATCCAGTTTCCTGGCACCTGAATCGGGCTTACCCTTTGTGTGGTCGTTCCGTTCCCAAGCTGTCCGAAACCGTTATACCCCCACGTCCATAAAGTACAATCTGACTTGATACCTAAGGAATGAGCACCTCCTCCGGATATTCCTATCCATGTTCCAGGAACCTGAACCGGACTTGGCTTGCATGTGGTTGTTTTGTCTCCAAGCCGACCATTCCCGTTATTTCCCCACGCCCATAGAGTATTATCTGATTTGATGCCTAAGGAATGAGAACCTCCTCCGGATATACTTATCCAGGTTCCCGGAACCTGAACCGGACTTAACCTTTCTGTGGTCGTTCCGTCTCCAAGCTGTCCGAATCCGTTAGCTCCCCAAGAATATAAATCTTTAATACTTACCTGAATCTTAGCCATCTATTTTTTCTCCCTTCTTCTGTCCATGTTCTGCCTTGCTCATTTGTTTCCCATCCAGATAATATTCCCTGTGTCCGTTTGGATTAATTTTACTCGGAGGATATACAACCGCCGGTCCATTCTCGTTATGCAACTCTCCGTTCTTATGCCATTCCTGTTTCCCCGAATAATATATCCTTGATGGTTGGCCATCCACGGAATGTGGCTTACCGTTTACATAATGAGTCTTAGCGGTCTCTCCTATCCCCATGGGCTGCATCCTCCCCCATCCGCTTCTGTTGTTAGCAACAAACCCCTTATACGACTGAATCGCCATCTACAATTCCCCTTGTTTTAATCTTTTTCTTTTCTTTCTTCTTTTTGCTTCCCATCAACTTAGTTTCTGGCCTCTCAATTCCTCCGGTTGCCATCGAATTATTGGCCGCAACTTCTTCCGCATATACCGAATACGGAACCAGATTTTCTTTCATGAATTCTTTAAATTCCGCCAAGTCTTCTTCTGAGATAACATCAATGGCCTTTCTGAATATAATCTCCAGATTCAGAGGCTCAACATCACCTTCTATACATTCTTTAATCAGATAAGTACTGGTAGCAATCTTTCTTAACTCAGAATCGATATTGGTTCCAGAACTATATCTTGATATCAGGGCCTGTAACCGAAACACTAATCGATTAAGCAAACTAAAAGAATCCTTTTCTTCTTCTGAACGAGGAATCTTTATCTGCTTTCCTTTCTCGTTGATTATTCCGAGTCTGTATGCTTTACTTTCTCGTATAGGCGTAGATAGCAGCTTCAATATTCTATAGAAGAATACTGGGTCAATGAAGTTTTCCTTTCCTCGTCGGTTTCTCATTGGTTTCTCATTGGTTTCTCATTGGTTTCTCATTTACTCAGCTCGAACAGAATAGAATCGTCGACCATGATACTTTCGGTCTTAATCTTTCTTTCCCCGACTTCAACTTCTTCTGGGAGATAATCCAAGTGTCTCATCATGGTAGATAGGGTCGACCACCTTTCTTCTGGAGTCTTCTCGAATAACAATCCCGGCATTTTGTCCGAGAATACGTTATGAAGAATAATAAGCTGATTCAGAGCAAGTCTGGTATTAATCTTTCCTGAATTACGAAACCTTCCTATCTGTTTGTTAAGGAAGCAAATTAATTCGACGTCTTCTTTCTCGACATCTTCAATTACATCTTGAACCATTTATCTACTCCTGGATAGAATACCAACATAGCAGAATCTCCTTTATTACTCAGAATCACGTTTCCGGAATTGATGATATTTCCTTGAAGTGTATAACTTCCGCCCGATGATAGTGACACCAGAATAATCTTTAACTGACTTCTTCCAGAATCAGGAATCGGAATACTGATATTATGCGCATCAGTGTCGATACGAATATCTGTTATCGGAACGCCTATATCAACGATTCCTCCCGTGGTCATTATCTGAACGTTCTCATCAAAAGTTATCTGTCCGTTCAGAGAAGAGTTCGGGACTCCATCAAAGAAGTCCTGAACCGATATAGCTCGGTCACGTGAAGAATCTGATACGTATAAAAGAGCGTTACCAGAAACTTCTGAGACCTGTGTAAGTTGTGATAGTTTAGAATCAGCCATTTATGATTTCGATTGTGGAAACATCAGATTCTACGTTATCTACATAAGCAGATACGTTTGATCCCGTTACTTGAACTTTAAATACTTGGCCATCCAGTCCGGTTACGTTGGAGATAGACAGGACGTTTGTATTTGCTCCAGAATAAACTCCACCGTCTACCACATCAGTAAATACGATTCCGTTACTAGATTCTTGCCATTGATATTCCAGAATCATAGTATCGTCGTTACCTTCGGCGACTATCGTAAAGTCAACGGTCGCATTCGCATTGTCGGTAGAAAAATCTTCAGGCTGGGAAAGGATGGTAATGAAGTAATCAACCAATGCATTTCCGTCTGAGTCGAATGCGTTATCCTTGGTGAAGTCTTTGGATAAAGATACCAAGAGCTCATTTTTATATCTCTTGTTTCCTAAAGAATCTTCGTATTCCATTACGTTATACCAGCCTGTTTGCTTCAGGTTACGTTCGCGGTTAGAAGGAGCTCCTGATTCGTCGAGGTCTGAACCAAATATGCGCTGAATGGAATATACGTTTTCAGACAGGGCCACGTTCGATAACCATTTTGGCCCTTGTTGAATAACGAGTGTTTCTCCGGTTTCTGTCGAGGCAGCATTACCGTCAATCAGAAGATTGGTATCATCGATTACGTTTGTTACTTGGTACTTGGCTCCCGCGACAAATATATAATCACCTTCCATAATTTGGTTCGTAAAGTCAGTGGATACCCCGACTACTTCGTTTGATGAATCTGATGTCGATACAGTCCCGTTTGCGCTGAGACCGTCTTTGTTTCCCCATGAGGACATGTATTAACTCCGTATAAAAGAAAAGATATCATGACTATTTATATAAAATCCTGTCACCTATAGAAGTGATGTCTTCCTATCGTCACGGTTTTCTTTCGTTTCCTTGACCAAGACGGATTGACCTTGTTGTTATGAAAGAATAAGGCTCCTCCGGTAACGTCCCGTTTGATTTCTCCGTCAATGGTCTTTCTGGCTATCTGTTTACTTTCGTACCAGGATACTTCGTCAAACTCCTGGGTATATCTTTTTGATGCTTGGCATACCCAGGAGAACTGACAGACCTTTCTTTTCTGATATACTACTTCACAAACGTCATCAGGAAACCCCGGGGCATTAAGTCGGTTCATGGTGACGTTTGCGACCCCGAGCTTTCCGGTAAATGATTCTCCCCGTGACTCATGATAGATATTCTTGGCCAGACAGTCTACGTCACGACGGTTTGTTACTGGATTGGGAGTTTGTGGAAGAACTACAGAAGGAACCTTAATAAATATTTCTTGCTTAACGTCTTGACATCCGGATAGTCCTAGTGTCAAGACGAAGAGTAGTCGTGCCATGGAATAACTTCCTCGTAAAAATGAGCCTTGATGAATTCCATTTCCTTTTCTATCTCATCCAGGTTTGCTATGAAGTATCGAACCTTTAATGCCCGCATCACGTCCCCGTTTCTTTCGTATGTGCCAAGAATGATTGGAAGCCATTCCCGGAAATTTACCAAGACAGGGGGGATTCTCTTTTCTTCATCCCCCGTCAAAACCCACAGGACCGAATGATTTAATTCAATGGTCTCCCCGATTGAATGCAGAATGAAATCCCGGGGAGTGTCCGCGAACTTTACACATCTCATATTCCTGTCATCCTACAGAATTCTTCGATTACCTTTTCAGGCTTAAAGTTATTTATGATACGTTCTGGATTGAATACCAGATTGGATTTAACGTTCCTGTCTGCTAACTGATTCGCCTTCAGAATAACATCGTCCTTATCAGTATAGGTCAGGTTCCAGAAATTATACGCATTGGAATAAACCATTGGGTCGATGTGTGCCATTTCAGGACTGAATCGATAAGTCAGAACCGGTTTCTTTTGTTGCATGAATTCGGCGCAGGCTATCCCGAAAGTCTCTCCCCGTTGACGGGCATGAATCATTGCATCACATGCAGAGATGAAGTTTGACTTTGTCAGCATATCAACGATAGTCTCAAAGAACTTGATTCGGGGATGATTCTCCATTCCACGCGGGTCAGTGTTCGCAAAGAAGAAGTATACGTCTTCCCGAGCATTGGCTATATCCAGAACTGCTTCCCGAACAAATCCGATATCAAAGCTATCATATCCTCCCAGTCTACCAAAGACAAATGCTGAATCTGGAACCCTGAACATACTTCTGACCTCGTTCCGTGAGGATTCTGTTGGGTCAGGAAGATTAACGATATGATTCAGAAATGGTTTCCTTTTTTTGAACTTCGCGAACATTTCGTTCGATAACCATTCTGATATATACGCATCAGTCTTGTCATCAAACTGTCCCGGGAATATAGCATGGTTAAAATCCTTTCTGGCACCAGAAGAAGGCTGCCTTGCTGACGGCCCTCCTGCATATAGACGATAGAAGATATCCGGGTTATGTGACCTGACGATATCCTTAATCTCGTTTGCGTTAACAGAATAGGGCTGAAGTAGAATGCCGTCTTTCTCCAGGGCTTCTTTAACCTTCTGATTGTTTCCAAATTCATGGTCTGTTCTGTACATGATAACAGATTCCAGATTAGGAATCAGTTTCTGACTCCAGAACGCCATGTCACGGGTCGCGGTAGTTGTTCCCCGTTCACATAACTGGTTGACGTGAAATATGATTTTCTTCATGGAATCTCCTACAGTCCGTTTCGTGCCTTGACGACTTCTATCTCTAACTCATTGACGTGAATGATATCTCCTTTACGAAGAACAGTATCACACACGTGTTTAAACAGATTGATATTCTGGGACATTCTGGATTCAAAGTTATGATAGATTCCCATCGAATAGTAAGTACCTATTCCATACGTCCCGTAATTCGACAGACGCCATTTAGGTAGATGAACATGATTCGGATACAGGGCCTGATGTCTTAAGAATTGTTCTTTCTCGGTCATGTAACAGAAGTACTCTGCCACGTCACACTTATGTGCATGATTTGCACGGAAGGAATATTCTTTCGCCCATCTATAAGCGTCCCGGTGTAGAACCATGAATGCCGGGGCTGCATAGATATTAGTGGCAGGATGATAATGATTCGATACCTGTGCTGTCCCGATAAAATGACGTCTTTCCCGAGCCAGATCGATAACATGATTAAGATACTTTCGATTAGTCGGGATACAATCAATATCCATGATTCCAACTAATTCATCGTCCGATTCTGCCAGCACCGAGTCAATCCATGCCCCGTGGTCCATGTTCTTAGCATGATATGTGCAATCAATCCCGTACATATCGATAACTGCCTTGTGTGCGTTAACGACTATCGGGTCTATGTTATCCCAATGAAGGGAATGAAATTTAATATTCAACAACTTCTCCTTTATCGTGAAATACATGTGTAGTTTTGAACCTCCCCATGCATAAAGGCAGGGGTTTTACGGCTGTTTCGATAACATACACATGGATTTCGTATAAGCTGAAAATATCTCGTGTTTGGTGAACCATGCTACCCCACCTGAAACACTTGAAAGAGCAAAACTTTTCCAGTCTATTTTACTTAATCTGTCCCGAATTTCAAGCGAGCAACGAATATAATATCCTCGATTTGTTGACTTGACTTCATTGGCCGGAATGATTCGGTGTGGCGCGGCCCCGAAGATAAACCAGTTTGCATCTGACTTATTGACAAACTCAAATTCAACATCGCCTCCTGAAGTACATACTTTGTCTGATGCCATGGCTGATTCACGTAAATCCCAGTAAACAGAAGACTTGCTCTTCTCATTCACCCATATCTGATATGCAGTAGGTATGTAAATATCCTTGCCGTATAAAGTGAACTGGGGAATATCCTTGCCGTATAAATTGAACTGGGGATCGGCTCCTAAATGAAAATTCGTTACCAGTCTCCAGTTCCTGGGAAATATCTTTTGTCGGCTAAACTTTCTGAACGTATCCGGAACGATAAACGCTATCACATCAGCAAAGCTTAATGAATGACGGATAAACTTATTTACCATGACGCCACGTTCTCCAAACGGAGGATTCCCGATAACAACTATCTGATCACATCCGTTTGACGTCTTCATGAACTGAATAGATTCCTTACTGATATTAAGGAAGTCGGATTTGATTATCTCATCATGTTCTGGCTCAATATCAAATCCGACTTTGTTTCCCTTTATCTGAAGAAGAAACGAGCCGTTCCCTGCGCTCGGCTCAATCCAGAGAGGATTCGACTCCAGGAGCGGCAGAACAGCGTTGATACAGTATTTGGCAGTTTCTGTATTGGTGTAGAACTTGTCGTGTTCCGACTTCTTTTTGATTTTGGTTTTTGGCATATATCTCGTAAAACTTGATTCTTTATGGTTCCGATTTCTATCCCATCATTCAGTTTCACTTTAGCCGAGAATGCTTGAATTCCGGTTCTGGTGGTCCGGGAAAATCCAAATGAACTAGGTTTATCGACATTGACACGATAGAATTTTTCGGAATGGATATGATAGGTAACAAATCCGTGACAGTCTTCGTACAGTTGACGACATTCAAGGATAATCGGGTGATTTGATACTGAGAAAGAAAACTTCCTTCCTGACTTATCGAAGAATACTTGACGTCTGGTGGTGACGTCACGGGTCAGTCCGTAGATTGACAGGAATTTGGTGAAATAGTGTTTTGATTCGTTGTTCAGGGTTTTCATTTTAATATCTCCAGTTTGATTATTTAGTGGCAGAAGCTACTACTACTACTATTGCTATCACAAATGAAATTATGATTACGGTTTCAATTAAGGTTTGCATTTTCTTTCCTCTTAGTTAAGTAATCCAATCTTGCTACCGCTATACTTACATCAATATAAGCACTATCCGAAATCGAATCCCAGTCTCGGTTGATTCGAACTTCAAAGTAGTTCTTGTTCACAACGAATACGTATCCGATGCTTGTCTCGTGTATTATTTTATCTTCAAGACTCATTTTGTTCTTCAAGTAAGTATGTGAAGATTATATATTGGAGAACAAAATGAGTCAAGTATTATTTTTAAGCTCCTGTGCTTCCGAATCCACCTTCCCCACGAACAGTTTCAGAAAGGTCTTCTACTTCAGCAAACTCAACTTTGTCATACTTGATAATCATGGCCTGCGCGATGCGGTCTCCGGGATTAATCACTAAAGGTTTCGGGTGTCCTGTTTCTGATTCAGCATCATGGGTCAGGGCAACTTTACATACGCCACGGTAATCAGCATCCAGAACTCCTGTCGAGTTTGCCAGACGGACACGATGTTTAAAGCCGTGTCCTGAACGTGAATGAATCAACATCACATGGCCTTTAGGAACTTCAAACTGAATTCCGGTATCGATTATGGTCATGTTGCCGGGATATAGGGTAACAGGTTCTGATATCGCGGCAAACAGGTCAAAACATCCCGCATCCTCGGTTCCGTATTTGGGAACAACAGCTAAGGGACTAATCCTTTTAATATTTACTTTCAATTGAAGCCTCCGTTTTAAAGAAGGCTTTATTTTAATTAATTTCTATCCCTTGTCAACCATTATTTTAATATTCGATGATAACCAAGCCACCACTACCATTGCCACCACGTCTTGAACTATTCTGGTTGCCGGTACTACCCCCTGCCCCAGGAGAATTATATCCTATACCGGATCTCCCTACCTGTGCAGAATTATCTGATGGTAACGGTGTAATGTGACCAAACCCAGCAGGACATCCACTACCTGCCCCGGTACAAGGATAACCACTTGACGGCGAACCTCCGGGACTTCCTATCGTCCCCACTATACCGAAATCGGCTCCCGAGAACGATGCAGGTGTAGTTGCTTGTGCTTCGTTATAGTGATTTCCTGCTAATCCTCCGTTACTCTGAACAGTTGATGATGCATATGTTACAGATGAGTTTCCTCCGTTTGCTTTCTGACCAACACTGGTTATCGTTCCACCCGATCCAACTGTTATCGATACGCTATTCTGTCCGTTTACTCTGGTATAGGTTCTATAAGACACGGCCCCGGAATTTCCTCCATGACCTATTCGGGTCGGGGCCAGAAAACCTGATTTCGCAGAGCCACCAGAACCAGCCCCGGCTACCACGGTCACCCTGAACTTATTGACCCCGTTTGGAATATTGAATACATGGCTTCCGGGCGTAGTGTAATAAACCTGATTGTTATAGCCACTCCCGATTCCTACTATGCTTCCTGAAGTTATCCTTGACGTTACCGAAACGTTATTTGTTATCCGTGCATCGACTGCGTTTATATTAGCGGTGCAGTCAACGTTATTGAACGTGACGTCGGAGGTAGTATCAACGTTCTGGCCTATCCAGATTTGAGGAAATGCGTCTTCTCCCGGAACATGATTGATATATACCCCGTTATTACCACTTACGTTTCCTACATAGTATCCCGTTGTGTCTCTGGTAAGCACTATACTATTTGGTGTTACCAGGGTAGGGAGAATCGCGGAACCTGATTCAAGGTCTATTAAGGAGACAGTTGCATTCCCGGTAATGGGACCGGTTAATGAAATAGTGACGTTGGGGGAAAGGGTTCTTCCTTTCCATACCGAATCGACCCCATCAAACCGCAGAACTTGTTTATTCGTCCCGACAACGTTTGATACATTCTCCAAGGAGTTTAGATTACCGGCTCCTATCTGAATGATAACATCCGACTCATCTTTAGTATAGATTCGTTTGTCGGGGAAATTGATAGACATTTCCCCGACTTTCATTTCTATCGGATTAGGTTTTCTTCCGGCGACGATAGACCGGAAGAATTGTACTATAGAAGTATCGTTTCTCAAATTTTAGTATGTGCCTGCGTCCAGATTTAAGAATACTACCTCTCCGTCAATAATCTGGAGAACTTGTCCATCAGAGCCAGACACTTCTTTAACCGGATTAGTTCCGTCCCCGACCAAAACAGTGTTGGGCGTGATATTACCGGTTCCCAGACCGCCATCAGAAACCGCGATAGGATTAGCTAGGGAATGTACATTACCGCCCGTGAAGTTTGCGTTCAGGTCAACTAGTTCGCCGCCGGTTATAACGTTACTAACCGGGTCGGTTTCGACCCCTTCAAGCAAGTAATACTGTTTATCCGATGCTTTACGAATAAGCCCAGTATATTCAACTCCAGAACCCGGATTGTATTCAGCATAGAAACCGGTATCCAGAACGTCAGAAGTGATATTGTTATTGGCCAGTTTAATCAGGGAATCATTCGTCTGATTAACAATGGATTCAACAGTTGTCGTTGTTCCTTTGACTACCAGGTTACCTGTAACTGTTACGCTTCCTGGTGCTACAAAATTAGTGGGAATAGAAAGAACCGGGGAAGCAGGATTGGATGAATCAACATCAATCTGATTCAGGGTCCCGAGAACTTCATTTGCGCCAGTATAATCAATCGTGATTACGTTAGGCTGGGTTGCGGTGGTAGTTACAAATGCGTTGCCTTCTATCTTAAGCGTATTTCCTGTTTCGAGAATGACTTCTCCTGAATCAGCGGCAATACCGATTTCTGTGCTTAAGGAAACGTTAGCTGCCTGAACCAGTCTTCCTTTTGAATCAACTTCAAAAACTGGAATTTGATTAGGTCCTCCGTATACAGCAGCATTTACACCGGTATCATCCAGAATAGCAGTAACGGTTACGTTTGAACCGCCATCGATATATACGTTTCCGGATATGTCACCATCCACGTTAAACACAAACCCTGGATTAAGGTAATTTGCCCATCCGGTTACATTTGCCTCTATCCCACCATTTTCGTCCCGAAGTGCAAGGGTATGGGGAATGTTAAACGATGTTGCAGAATCGATAATCTCGGTGTAGTACTTACCCCCAACGATATGGGTAGTAGGAAGACCATCTGAGTCCTGACCAGAAAAGAACAATCTGGCATAGGAACCCGAATTGGCCTTATCGTACGAATAAGCTAAAGAGCCTTCGGGAAACAGGGAGTAATTTTGTGGTGGAGCAACGTTCGGGGAACGTAATATCTGAATTGGTACGAAATCGGCCATTTGCTATCTTATCCTTATTGTTATTATAGTCACTTATATTTATAAATAATATAAATAGTATTATGCAAATACCAACTCAATACACGACCATCTATATCGAAAAGGGAACCGACTTCTCTGTCGATATAACCATCGTGGACCAGAACGGGAATATATCGATTAACGAGGAATCTGTTTTCATTGCCTCGATAAAGGAATCGTATTTCTCCGACGATCCGGTTTACTTTAACGTATCAAACGCAGCGATAGAAGAAGGAATCCTGACTCTTTCTTTGCCGCGTGCAGTTACTTCAAACCTATCCAGATATAATCATATATTTGATTTATATGTTCACGATGAACACGACAAGGTAGAGAAATTGTTATACGGAATAGCAAAGGTATATCCGTGAAGAAAAAGAAACCGAACATCACTCTATTACATCAGAAAGATTCTGCGCAGGTTGTCGAAATCCAGAAACCATGCGCGAAATTCGTATATAGAAACCCAGACTATGTTTATCTTTCTTCTCTGAAAGACGTGAACGTTGAAGAAAGAAAAGATAATGAGACCTTGATTTATAACCAAGAAGAACAAATCTGGAACACTGGCCCCAGGACAAACGTAACCATTGAAGTAGATTATCCCCCGATTGATGCAGGAGCGTACTAATGGCAACCACTTACACTATAAAAACAACCAGAAATAACGCGGTAATCAAGATTGTCGGGGGAGGTAACACCACGATATCCCTGGCTAACCTGATTACTTATGACCAGACTGTTGATCTTCCGAATACGCAGGTATCGGTTTCCAGGGTTCTTTATTCATTATCCCAGCCTGCCACTATACAGCGTGGAAGTAATACGACTATCGCATTGGCAACAGGTAACTTTAACATGCATTTTGCAAGCGCAGGTGCATCGTTTGACCCTGACCAAGATAAGGATATCGTGGTGAATACTTCTGGTGATGTGAACACGGTTATCCTGGTCCTGAATAAACAGCAAGGCTATAAAGACCCAGACTTCCAGAATATGTCAAGCAGGGAACAGTTAGTCGATTAGAAGAATGATTGCGATTCTGGAATAAGCTCATATATACTTTGACCAGAATCGTAAACTTTAAAATAACCATTAAGGAAAGCATTCTCCTCTTCATTTAAATCTGGAGAGTAATGTTCAAATCCTTCTTGTTTCTTCTTCGTTAGCGACAATCGATGAACTCTTTGCATACTACCATTCTTGATATAAAAGTAACCCGGAGAAGTGTTCCTGACAAATTTAAAACCAATAGATTCATAGAAATCAGTATCCCCATAACATCTATCAGAATAAGTGATTAACGATTTTGGCCCTACTTCCTTTATGAATCTATTCAGTAACCGGGATGCTCCACCAACAACTTTAACTCCTCCTTTATTAGCGAACCGTATCAATTCCCATTCATATTTCTTATCAAACCTCGGCTTTCCGAACGTCATGACCGAAACAAGTTCATTCTCATAAAAGAGGCCGTATTGATAAGAAGAAATTGCACTTCCTTGTAGATGATTCGTTTGAAAGAAGGTAACGGATTCAGAGTTCTCAATTTTTTTAACGGTACACTTCCTGGCATATAACACTTTTTCACACACCCCAAGAATACTTTGAATCCTATTTTCGAGTATAGGTCTTTTGTTGGTCCACACGTCATCAAAAACATGAATTAATCGAATTCCCTTTTCTTTACATGAATCGGTCTTTGTTATGTGATAATCCTTGTTTTTGTGCTGATTGGAATGCCAATATGTGCCGTTGAACTCGAAGGCAACGTTCTTTCCCGGAATCAGAATATCCAATTCCAATTTATCCAAAGTTCCTCTATCTCTATCGATAATAATATCGTCTGGTAAAAGTCGTTTCAAAAATTCCAACAACTCAATCTCTCCTTTAGATGTTCCTCCGGTCCTCGGATAGCATTTGCGACAAGAAGGTATTTTCCCGTTTACCATGCTACTATGGTATATAGAATCACACACTTTACATCTAAAACGAAAATTTTGATGTAAAGTTTTCTTGTTCAAGTATTCATCTTCAGTAAATAAAAACTCATGAGTATCCCGTAACGCATCTTTATAACCATTGTACTTCTTTTTCATTTTACTGATAGAAATTCTCTTACTTATCTCTTCACTCTGTCTTGCATATTCCGTACCATACCTTAATTTATTAGTGACTTTGGATTTCTCCTTAAATTCTCTGAATTGAAATGTGTTGACTACGCCATATCGCTCAAGATTAGTTTCTATAGCTTTTTGCCTCACCTTTTCTGACCGCATTGGGGACACATCTCCGTATCGCTCAAGATTTGTCATATCGGCCTTTGCTTTTACATTAGCGTCCATGATAGACGACGCCTCTCCGTATCTTTCCAGACAGGTATTTTTTGCCTTCTCTTTTACCTTGGTATTTTTACCAGGAACTTCATAACCATATCTCTCAAGATTAGTTGCCTTCTTTTTATTCTTTATCTCTTCGTGTTGAGTATGGTGGTCGATTCCATATTTCTCGCGATTAGTCAATATAGCTTTCTGCTTAAATTCCTCCAACATAGACGGTTTACGAACACCATATCTACTTAAGCATGTCTCTTCCGCTTTACATACTCTGCACTTGCTATGATATCCCTTCACAAAGGATACGAATTTCAACCTACCTCCGCAGCTACATGTCGGACGAGACGATAAGTCGTTAAAGAACAGAAATGCTCTTTCCGCTACTTTCATTTCAGGAAATTCTTCAATTAAAATATCCTTCACCAAATCGATAAAGTTATTGTTCAGTCTACCTTTGTCGGTGACTACCTTTTTTCTTAATTCTTCTTTATTCATAAATAGTTGTATTAATTACCTTTTTATTGCATATGATTGGTCGTAAAAGAAATCAGTTCTTCAAAAATATCGAAGGACTGAGAAATCAAGGCGTAAGTATACAGTATACTCAGGAACAAATCAACGAACTGAGTAAATGTAGAGATGATCCTATTTATTTCTGCAACAATTACGTCAAGATACGGAGTCTAGACCACGAGGATTCTATTCCGTTCAAAACGTACGGGTTTCAGGACAGGATATTAAACTCTGTTCATACGAATAATAAAGTCGTGGTTATGATGGGAAGACAGCAAGGAAAGACCTTGACCATATGCTCCTACATCCTCCACGCGATGTTGTTTAGGTCAAAGTACTTTGCCGAGACACTTGCCTATGACTTGAAGTCGGCGTGCAGTAACTTGAACTTGATTAAATCGATGTATGAAGAGATTCCTTTTTGGATGCAGCAGGGAATAGTTAAATGGTCAGAGAAAACTATCGTATTTGAGAACGGTTCACAGGTAAGGGCAAGCGCTACAACCAGAAGTGGGATTCGAGGACGTACTTGTAACTTGGTCCATATTGATGAGATAGCATTCATTGAGTCTGGGATAGCCAATGATTTCCTCACTTCATCATATCCTGTTATTTTCACAGGAAAAAGAGCAAAGATAATAATAACCTCTACCCCAATAGGATATAATCATTTCTACCACTTATGGAAAGACGCAGAAGCCGGAAAGAACGGATTTCTTCCTATTAAGGTTCATTATTCCGAACATCCAGACCGAGACGAAGCCTGGGCCGAAGAACAACTCAAATTACTCAAACGTCGCGCCTTCAACCAAGAGGTTTTATGTTCCTTTCTTGGCTCCTCCAATACCCTGATATCCGGCGATGCTTTACAATCCCTGTCTTCCATCGACCCAATCAAGGAAAAAGGTAGCCTGACTATTTACGAGCATCCTGTTCCTGACCACACTTACACTGTCACTGTCGATACTGCAGAAGGTATTCAACAAGACCGTTCTGCCTTTTCGGTCATTGATATTACTCAAAGACCGTATAAGATAGTTGCTCGGTATTACGATGATTCTATTTCATATCTTCTCTTCCCTGACGTAATCAGGCAGGTAGCATATGACTATAACCAAGCTTATGTTCTAGTCGAAACTAATTCTGTTGGTAACCAGGTAGCAGTTATTCTTATGAATGATCTGGAATACGATAACGTTCTTCGATTCATTTCTGAACCAAAGAAAGGCCAGATTCTTTCAAGGGATGCTCGGGCCAAGTATGGTATCGTCATGTCATCAAAGGTAAAGAGTATCGGATGCCGTGCTCTCAAGACCCTGATTGAAGAAGATATGCTGATTATAAACGACTCCGAGATAATTAACGAGCTGAATAACTTTGTTGAAGTCGGAGCCACCTATAAAGCAGCAGAGGGATATCATGATGACTTGGTAATGACTTTGGTATCGTTTGCTTACCTTACTCAGGATAAGCGGTTCCAAGACTTCACGGATACTTCAAGACAGATTGAGTTTAAGGACCAGATAGAAAGATTGTCTGATGAGGTTAAGATTCCGATTACCTTCTATTTCGATAACGGCGAGGAAACCGAAATAGAAGATGTGGATGAGTTGGTGGGATTCTAGGCGAAATATATTACGCCGTTTGATTACTTGCATTCCAGGTAAACGAAAGACCCGCATTCTTCGTCGTGCTCAACTTCGACTTTAGCTTGACCTTGACCTTCGAAGAATTTTGCCAGCTTTGTAGCGGCTTCTTTGTTGATGCTTTCGAAGCTGAACGTAAAAGCGCGTTCGGCGCGAATGGTAAGTTCAACGGCTGCGCCTGCAACCTTCGACATTTTGGTTTCCATTGCTGCGATTTTTGCGTTTTTCATTTCAAGGTCCCTTGTGTTCGTTGTTTGTTGTCTATGTAAGCAATTATACACGACTCAAAAATAAAAGCAACACTTTTAACATTCACTAGCATATTTGAGTGCCTCGGGGGAGGTGGGATGGTATCGTATCTTGGCTATCTTCCTGGCTTGTGCGGCATCGTTGAAGCCCTCAAAGCGCCCGAGATAGATTTTCTTATTATCAACCTTAATACAAGCCTCCCATTTTTGTCGTTGGGCGTGTCAACTCACTCCTGGAAAGCTTGATAAATTATTTTTGGGGCATTTTACGATTATGTTGATTCTCTGATTTGGTGACTCTCGCAGGTTTTCTATCCGGTTATCGCTGCGATTTTGATCAATGTGGTCTATCTCACCATCAGGCATTGTGCCATGTGTAAGCGCGTAAATGATTCGTTATACCTCTTCATACGTTTCTGTGAATATGTCTGGTTTACACGGGTAAAACTCCCCTTTAACACCTTTTATGATCCAGTCACCAAGCTGCGCCGTCATAATGCCTTCCAGCGTTTGTATTTTGATTGTCGGGTTGCCTTCTTCGTCACGCTCCGGGTAACAGTTGCACGTTATAAAATTAAATGCACGATCCTTGTTGTCCTCAGTAAATTGTTCGGCTTCAATAACAACGGGTTTTTTCATAAATTTAGGCATAACTCATATCTCCAGGTGACGCAGTGCCGCGCCACGGTTTTCGTTAAATTTAGGTTCAGTCGCGCGGCACTGCGCTCCTGAGCATGGCGGTGAGCGCGTAACATCCTTCCATTCACTCCAATCCTTGCATAACCCTTAGGGGTGTTAGCGCGTTGACCACAAGGTCTGCCTGTACTTCTTCTTATTAAGAAGCCATCCTCGTGGTATTCAAAAGTATCTCGTAATTCTTGAATTAATTCTTTACTCATTTAATAACTCCTGTTCTTTCTTATACATACGCTTCTTTATTTTATATAAGAAGTACTTTTTAAGTAACCCAACAGAAGTCTCACTTAAATAACCAGCATAGCCATATTTCCAAAGAATCTTATTTTTAGACCATGCTTTCAATATCTGCTTAGAAGTACATTTTCTATTTCTAATCTGGTCTTCCATAAATACAGGATAATCCATACTGTCTAATCCATCTGTTAAAGACTCACTAACACACATAAGGCACTCCCTGTTGAATGCTAATAATTCACTAGGTGTAGGTTTAAATTCAGGTTTATTGAACATATAGTGTAATGTTTCCAATTTTTGATAAAAGGATTACTTCATAAGCTACTAAATCAATATATAGTAAAACGAACGCGAAAGATATATAAATTACAGAAATGCTGAACAACATTCTGTCATGGAGCTTAGCAAGTATAAATGCTCCGATTCCGACGATTGTCATTTTGGTCACGATGAAGATAGTATCTCCTTGAGCAATCAGCCAGTCCATTATCGGGTTAAGTTCGTATCCGCCTGCATCGATAATCTTCAAGGTCAGAATGGAATCGATGCAGGAAAGAACAAATATCAATCCGGAATAGATTATTGCTCTACTCTTCAATATAGCCATTAGAACAGCCTCGCAAGCGTAGGAATGATGTGGAAGGTAACGAATGTCGCGATTAATGCAAATGTTACGTAACATACTGATTCTGTGAAAATGTTCATTCTTTTTTCCCGTGTTGATAACCTGAAATCTATTATACCTTCTTTCTGGAACAAGTCAACAGAAATATTGTTAACAGACTTAAACTTAAACTGTTTGGTGCATCGATGTTACTCGCGCAGTTTCCTTTTCCTCCGGGGTTATTTCTTCCCCCGTTACCTTTTCCTGATGGACTATAGTAATAAGGAAACATAACAGGAGGAGCACTGAACATTCCTGGTCTCTCGTTAAAGAAGTTACCAGGAGGAATCATATCAACCCTTGGAGTTTCTGTTCTGGGAATAAACGGTACCGTACCGGGTTCTTCTGGCGCTACTATTTCTCCGTTCTTGCCCCTCACCACGTCCGGGCCATCTTTCGGGTAGATTATCTCGTAAAACTCACTGGTGTGATTATCTTGATAATAATAGCGTTCTTCTTCGGGCGCTAAACAGATGGTGTCCCCTACATCCATGACTTCGTCTGAAGGTAGAGGTAGAAATAACCCATCCGCGTCCAAGGTGGTATATGCAACAAAGAGCACACCCGTTAACATTATATATGGGAGTGTTCTGTACGCTGTTCTTCTAAAGTAAAATCTCATGCATCAACATCCACTCGGAAAAGTTCACTGGCAAATTTTTGTGCCTCGGGACTTGTCGGATGATGTTTAATCTTCGCAATCTTTCTTGCGCGCACGGCATCTTCGTAGTCGGAGAAGTATCCGAGGAAGATTCTCTGATTATCAACCTGAATCCGAGCATGCCATTTTTGGTGTTGGTGGTGCCAGTGTACCCCTGGGAATCCAGATGAATTGTCTTTGCGATTTTTAGAATTGTGCAGATTCTCTGATTTGGACACGTCCCGAAGGTTTTCTATTCTATTATTCAAGGGATTCCCGTCAATATGGTCGATATCACCATTAGGCATTTCGCCAGTCACAATTGCGTAGACGATTCTGTGAGCGAGCAATTTCCTTCTCCCCACTTGAACGTGTATGCGTCCATCAGGCCGATTTGGTCGTTGACCGCAGGGTCTGCCCGTGCTTTTTCTGACCAAATAACCGTCCGGATGGTAATTGAACATATCCCTTAACTCTTGAACCGATTCTTTACTCATTAATATACATCCTTGTCTTTCTAAAATAAAATCTCATGTTTCAGTCCTCGACCGTTTTATACTCGACCGCTATATAATCTGGCATCACGAAAGGAAATAGATTGCTGCGATTACGATTCCATGAATGGTGATATCGAATAATTCCATGTTATTTCTCCGTCTCATAATTAATATTAAATGATTATCCTATACTTTTGTTCCCGTGTCAAGTCTTTTATTCGGATAATTTCCACATTTCATCAATTACGTATTCATCTGTTCTTTCTGCCACAAACGGATTAACTATCGCGGTATACTGTTCGATATTCGCTTCGTTATGAAGATTCTTTATATCAACAACAGCTTTCTTGATAAGTCCTTGTTTCCGTACCGGACCAAAGAAGTTAATTTTAAGATGAAAATCAAGTTCCCAGACAATCATTCTCCGTTCAGTATATGCCCCATCATACATGTCATTAAAGTTAACTCCAACCAAAATTATCGGGATATCTTCTTCAAGGTTTAAATCAGGTATAGAATTCTTGTTGACGCAATAGTCAGGACTGAAGTAAGGTAGTATCTGTTCCATTATCTGCCACCCGTCATCCTGATTCCTGGTATACGCTGATAGTTTGATATCGATGTTATAAGGTACTGGAGCATTCAGCTTTCCTGCCCCGGTCCTGGTAAACTGGGTTGCAGATGTCTGTCTGTTTGCATCGTACTGGAAGCCGGATATTTCAAATCCCATTCGGGGAAGAATAGACTGGAATTCCTGTTCGTATGATTGCGGCGTGGCCTCGATGGTCGCGATTGCTTTCTGGCGAGGAGAATAGAGTAACGGAACCTTGATGGTCTGTTCCACCTTTCCGGTCTTCTCGTTTCGTCGGTCTACGTATATATTAGTGAACAGGGAACCGAACGCAGTAATGGCTTTGCGTGCGGTACCGTGATAGTATTTTTCAAACATTAAGGATTATCCTGTTTGGTTTGGGCTTCTTTCTCGTCTACCTTGGCGTGCGCATCCCGTACCAGGTATTTCGGGAACTGGTGTTTATCCAAGGCGTAGGCATGGGAACGGTTGAAATTATTATTAATGTGAATCAATTCTTTTACGGCATAGTCGTTTGATTGTGGTTTCTTGGCGTAATGATTAATTAGATTGTGAATATGCTTATCCTGTAGGTTATCAGGATGTGGTCCTCGATAATATTCTGCGAATTCGTTGATCGGGATAGAAGAATGAACTCTGTCAACCTGATTAGGAGTAAGCTTGCGTTTAAGCAATGACCGATATATTCTGGGATCATTCGGTTTAGCATCCAGTATCTTATCGATATGGTCTTTCTTCAGGTTCGGATTTCTTGCCAAGTTGCTTAATGAATAATGGTCGTTGTCGTATTCGTTCCTGACTTTATCGATAAGATGGTGAATAGACTTATCTGATAGTTTATTGTTTTCGAAGTTATCCGAGGCAAGGGTCAAGTTGCCGTGATTGTTGATATGCTTCATTACGTGTTCGTCTTTCACCTTTGGGTTACGACGAAGTATATGATCTTTATCTCCCGCGTCTATCATATTTGAATCAAGAATTTTGTGAATATGATTCGATGTTAGTTTCGGATGGGATAGAATTTCTTTATGTCCTCCGTTCTGGACGATGTCGTCCACCCATTTATCAACCTGTTTTGGGGTGGAATTTGGGTGGCGTTTGAATTTATGATATCCGTGATTGACCATGGTATCGATATGTTTCGGGGACAGGGGGGAACTGAATACCTCGTCTCTGAGGTCAGGGTCATGGTGAACTTTTGAATTCTTGTCATTGATTAAGGAATCAAGTTTTCCTTTTCCTATTATATGCGTGTTTCCGAAATCGTTATAGGTGTGGGGATTACGTTCGTACATTCCGTCTTCATTCGCAGGCATATGATGATCAATAAACTTATGAACAGAATGGGCAAATGCATCAGACGCAGCACCGTAAGTTTTATCTTCAGGACGAAGAATAGAATGTCCTGTTTCTTGGTCCGTGAATTTCTTCAGGGCAATGCGCGCATAAGGTTTTTTGATATCCTTGTCATCTTTGTGATGAAGGTAAGCGACATGGGTGCCGTGTTTAAGGTCTTGCTTTAGGTAGTCCCTGTTACTTCCTGTTTCAAAATTCATACAGGAACTTTCTTCCCAACAGTGTCCAGAAGAAGTCATTCCAGCTACATGATGAGGATGACGAGATAGAGTGATTCTGAGGTCTTTTGACATAGCCTGAACGTCCTGTGATTGACGGGAAGGGTCGTTCTGAAACTTATTCTTCAGGTCTTCAGGAGCTTTAGTTGCGTTTAAAGCTTTTCCTATCTTGACATCTCTACCGTGCTTGTCGGTAGCGATTCCGGATTTATAGTCTTTAATCTGATATCCGTGCGGCTCAAGATGAGAATGAATCTCGTCCTTGTGGCCTTCTTGTTCAGGATGTTCGATAGGTATGTTTACGTTTTGATGTGATTTGGAACGGAATAGGTGGTCAGAGAACGAGTTATCGCCTTTCTCCCAGGAATCGACATTTTTCTTCTGGGTAGCGTTTAAGGCTTCTTGAATAGAAACTAATAGGGAATTGAAATATATTTTGTCCATGGCGTTTGTTTATGTTTAATCTTCTATGTCGTCGATGGTGGGGATGAAATCGGACCAACTGTCTGAGCGAACAGCTTCGTATACCTCGTTCAGGGACCAAATTCCTGCGTTATCGTTCTTGTTATATTCTTTCTCGATAGAGAAGAGAGCTAGGGAATGAGAACCTCCTCCGGATATTCCTGACCATGTTCCCGGAACCTGAACCGGACTTAACCTTTCTGTGGTCGTTCCGTCTCCAAGCTGTCCATTTCCGTTACTTCCCCAAGCCCACAGAGTATTATCTGACTTGATGCCTAAGGAATGAGAACCTCCTCCGAATAAGTCTATCCAGGTTCCTGGTACCTGAACCGGACTTAACCTTTCTGTGGTCGTTCCGTCTCCAAGCTGTCCATTTCCGTTACTTCCCCAAGCCCACAGAGTATTATCTGACTTGATGCCTAAGGAATGGTTAGCTCCTCCGGATATACTTATCCAGGTTCCTGGTACCTGAACCGGACTTAACCTTTGTGTGGTTGTTCCGTCTCCAGGCC